CGACAGCGCAGCCCGATTCAAGCCACCCCCCTACCGAGGGGTCCGCTAGCGTTCAACCTGCGTCAGCCTCGCCAAACGTCGAGGCAACCGCAAAGCCGGGTACCCCGGCGCCAAACCAGCCGCCCAAAGCGGCGTAGACCATACCCCTATACTTGATATATATGGTCTAGGTGGTCCTTGACTTCAATAATCAAAGGGTTACTATTGCTTTTCTTAGCCAAAGGAGAAAACCATGTTCAGATCCAAAATGTCACGGTCGGGAAGCCGGAAGAATTTCACGCGCAATGCGGTCCGGCACCACAAGAAAAACTTCGTGACTTCAAACCCGATGCGCGGCGGAATCCGGCTGTAACCGGTGCCGTGTTATCACCCCCTACCGGGGTACATGTCGACCTCGGTGGGGGAATCGGGCAAGCCTGCGTGGAAGTTCTCCCGCAGCAAAAAAATCCTTGACCCTGTTCGCGTTCCTTGCGGCCGATGCGTCGGCTGCAAGCTTGAGCACTCGCGCCAGTGGGCGGTGCGCATCGTTCATCACGCAGAGACGCGCGAACTCAACTCCTTTCTTACGCTCACGTACGACGATGAGCATCTGCCCCATGGGGGCAGTCTGTTCAAGTGCCACCTACAAAAATTTATCCGCAAGCTGCGCAAGCTCTCGAAGCAAGAGCACGGCAACGATTTCCGAATCGAGTATTTCGGCTGCGGCGAATACGGGGAGGAAAATCTACGTCCACACTATCACCTGATCCTTCTCGGGCTCGATTTCCACGACAAGGTTCTGCACTCGGTGCGAAACGGAGTGAAGCTCTACAGCTCCGATGCGCTTACAAAACTTTGGCGCCGTGGCTTCTGTTCTATCGGGGAAGTGACGCCGGAATCAGCCGCGTATGTCGCGCGCTACACCATGAAAAAAGTACATGGGTCGAAAGCAGCTCGCCACTATTCAAAGGTGGATCCCGAGACTGGCGAAGTGACGCGACTGACGGGCGAATTCGTGCTGATGAGTCTCAAGCGGCCTATTGGCAAAGCGTGGCTGACAAGCTTCAAATCTGACGTATACCCGAGCGACTTCGTTGTGGTCGGCGGTCGCAAACAAAAACCGCCTCGGTACTATGACAAACAACTTTCTGAGACTGAAAAGGCACCTATCGCGGAAAAACGTAAAGCACTCGCCAAAGCCTCACCCGACAACACGCAAGCGCGCTTAGACGCGCGCGAGGTTGTCAAGCTCGCACATATCAAACAACTAAAACGAGGTCTACAATGATCGTGAATGTCTATTCGATATTCGACAACAAAAGCAAAATCTTCTCGCAGCCGTGGGTCGCAATTAACGACGCGGTTGCAATCCGTTCGTTCTCGGGATTCGCTAACGATCCCGGTTCGCAAATCTGCCGCAACGCCGAGGATTTCTCATTGCACCGTCTCTGTACTTTCGACGACAACTTGGGAACATTCAACGACGAAAGCGGTATCGAAAATCTCGGCCTCGCGGCCGCCTTCAGGGAGGTACAAGCATGAAAACCCACCGTAACCCGTCAGTGATGAAGCACACCTTCTCGGAGGTGCCGAAGGCGGAGATCCCGCGTTCGACGTTCGACCGGTCGCACGGTCACAAAACGACGTTCGACGCCGGGCTCTTGATTCCCGTTCTGCTCGATGAGGCGCTTCCCGGCGATACGTTTAACTGCCGGATGACGGGCTTCGCGCGTCTCGCGACGCCGATCTTTCCCATCATGGACAACATGTACATGGACACGCAATTCTTTGCGGTCCCGATGCGCCTTCTGTGGGACAACTGGACGAAGTTCCAAGGCGAGCAAGACAATCCGGGCGACAGCACCGATTTCACCATCCCGCAAATGGCGCCGCTTGGCGGCGGCTACACCGGCAATTCCCTTGAGGACTACATGGGGCTGCCGATTCTCACGACGGGCTTCTCGCACTCTGCGCTTTTCCACCGGGCCTATAACCTCATATGGAACCAGTGGTACCGCGATCAGAACATGCAGGACTCTCTGCCCGTCCCGAAGGGAGACGGGCCGGACTCCCCGGCTGACTACGTACTGCAGCGGCGCGGCAAGCGTCATGACTACTTCACGAGCTGCTTGCCTTGGCCGCAAAAAGGGCCAGGTGTCACGATCCCCCTGGGCGGCTCGGCCCCGATCAACGTCGACGGACCCGGCGGCAACATCATGTCCGTCTATAACACCGATGCATCAACGCATGTGGATATGCGTGTTATCAGCGCTCCGCCGACGTCGGCGACGATTGGTACGGTGCCGCAACCCGCAACGCATGCGCTCTATGCGGATCTTACGAACGCTACGGCCGCGACGATTAACTCGCTTCGTCAAGCGTTCCAGATTCAAAAAGTATTCGAGCGCGACGCGCGCGGCGGCACTCGCTACGTCGAAGCGCTCAAAGCTCGGTTCGGGGTCACGTCACCCGACAGCCGCATGCAGCGTGCGGAATATCTCGGCGGCGGTTCTACGGCCGTCAACATTTCTCCGATTCCGCAAACCTCCGCGAGCGCGTACGGCGCCGCGGCTTCTTCTCCCCTCGGTAATCTCGCTGCGATGGGAACGGCGCTCGTCAAGAATAACGGCTTTACAATGTCGTTCACCGAGCACTGCCTAATCATGGGTCTTGTCTCGGTGCGAGCTGACCTGACGTATCAACAGGGACTTAATCGCATGTGGTCCCGTAGAACTCGGTTCGATTTTTACGAACCGGCCTTCTCTCATATCGGCGAACAAGCCGTACTCCAAAAGGAGATCTTCTGTGATGGGAATCCCGTCAATGACAATATCGTGTTTGGGTACCAAGAAAGACACGCAGAGTACCGTTACAAGCCGTCCATCATCACCGGCCTCTTTCGGTCGTCTGCAGCGCAATCTCTTGATGCGTGGCACTTGTCGCAAGAATTCGCGACGCCGCCAGTACTCGATGCCGCTTTCATTCAAGAAAATCCGCCGGTCGATCGAGTTGTCGCGGTTACGGACGAGCCACAATTTCTCTTCGATGCGTACTTTTCAATGCGCTGCGCTCGCCCGATGCCCGTATACGGCGTGCCCGGTCTGATCGATCACTTCTAACATGGCCGATGAAAACGTCTATTCTGGTGTTGGCACTGGTGCTGCTGCTGGTTCTCTGATCTCTCCCGGTGTCGGTACCGTTATCGGTGCCGGCGTCGGGCTGCTTGGCGGCATGCTCTCTAATTCCTCAAGCGCGAAAGCCGCAAAGAAAATGCAAAAGCGGCAGATGCAGTTCGAGGAACGAATGAGCAACACTGCACACCAACGGGAGGTCGCGGACTTACGGGCCGCCGGCCTCAATCCCATCCTGTCAGGCACCGGCGGAGGCGGTGCCAGCACTCCAAGCGTCAGCGCTCCAATGCCCACTATCACGAACGTGGGCGAATCTACCGTCAATAGCGCAACGCGCGGCGGGCGCCTTGGCGCCGAAATTGACGCACTAAAGGCGCAAGCCAATCAAGCGAACAGCGCCGCGAACGTCAGTGACTACGAGGCGGCGCTAAAGCGCGAAGCTCTACCCGAGGCGCAAGCGGTCGGCAACATCTACCGTGATCCCAATCTCGGACCGAAAGCCGCTGCAGCGAAAGTCGCACAGCAAAGTAATCTGCTTAATAAGGGCCTCGGCGCCGTACTGGAAGGCGGCATCTACAACTCAGCGCGCGATGCTGCGTCGTCCGGGTTCGAGAAAGCCGGGAAGTGGTTCAGCGACAGGGCGTCGGAAGCACGAGGCGTTATCAACGCTAAAAAGCTGCAGGACGCTCTCAATCCTCAGCAATACCGGGGATCACTCAGTCACCCCGGAAACAACCCCAAGCCCCGACAGGGGCAGGACTACTCCACCCCATGGGGGAACTACAGGGGGAATAAATAAAACAAAAAAATCTTTGCCTTTGACCTTCAGAACTCCATCGCGGGGACGGGTTTACCGTCCCTGCGAACACGCTCCGGAGGAGCGGAATTTCAAGTACACACCTGTATATCTCTCTTACCTACTACCTAAAACAAACGACAATCCAAATGACGAAAAAATCTCTACCCGGTGAGATCATCACCGAACCCCTCTCTACCAAATTCATCTACCCCTACGGTCCAAAACGCAAAGTCTCTATCTCGTTCAGCGGCACCGGCCGCACAAAACAAAGCTTCAAAGCCGAGTGCGACATCAACACGATCATGTCGCGCTACCTCAAAACCGGCATCCTCGAACACGTACGCGCTAATCAAGCGCAATATCTCGATGTCTCCGGCGCCGACTTCCAAGAGGCGCAAAATCTCGTGGCGGGGGCAATGAGCATGTTCCACGAACTCCCGAGCGCGATCCGCGCGCGGTTCGATAACTCCCCCGCCGAATTCCTCAAATTCATGGAAAACCCCGCAAACACGCAAGAAGCGGTCAAAATGGGCCTAGCGACAGCGCAGCCCGATTCAAGCCACCCCCCTACCGAGGGGTCCGCTAGCGTTCAACCTGCGTCAGCCTCGCCAAACGTCGAGGCAACCGCAAAGCCGGGTACCCCGGCGCCAAACCAGCC